TTCAGCAGGTTCTGTGAGTGATATTACAGGACTTGTTGAGGTAACAGGGTATGTTGATAGAGATATGGATGCAAGAGCATTAAGTTGTGAGCTTGGACAAACACCCTTTGAAGATGGTATAATAATAGGTGAACATGGTATAGTCTGTGGAAGTGGAGACAAATTTGCAACATCTAAACCAGAAATTGCTTGTGATATTGTAGATATGGAAGCATATGCTATTGCTAAGACTTGCCTTAAAGAAAAAGTTACTTTCAGAAGTTGGAAATATATTTCTGATAGTGCAGATGAAAATTCAGCATCTGATTGGGAAGAAAATGTTCATAAGGGCAATAAACTTTTTCAAACAGTGCTCTACCGTGGAGGATTTAGTTAATGGATTTTTTAAAAGAAATAGTCAAGGAGATAGGAAATGAGTACACCCAACTCGCATCTGATATTGACGAAACTGAAAAATATGTGGACACAGGTTCTTACATTTTTAACGGATTAGTTTCAGGTTCTATATTTGGTGGAGTATCTAGCAATAAGATTACTGCTATTGCTGGTGAGTCTAGCACTGGAAAAACTTTTTTCAGTCTTGCTGTTGTTAAGAACTTCCTTGATAGTAATCCTGACGGTTATTGCTTATATTTTGACACTGAAGCTGCTGTTAACAAATCTCTTCTTACGGATAGGGGAATTGATTTAAACAGGTTAGTTGTTATTAATGTAGTAACAATAGAAGAGTTTAGGGGTAAGGCACTTAAGGCAGTTGATAAATATCTACAAATGCCCATAGAGGATCGTAAACCATGTATGTTTGTGTTAGACTCTCTAGGGATGCTTTCCACAGAAAAGGAAATAACTGATGCCCTGAATGACAAACAAGTTCGGGACATGACCAAATCTCAATTGGTCAAAGGCGCATTCAGAATGTTAACTTTAAAGTTGGGTCAAGCTAACATTCCACTAATAGTCACAAATCACACCTATGATGTCATTGGTTCCTATGTCCCAA